GAGAAAACTGCACAAGCAAAGTATGGATTGACAGCCAAACAAGTTAGGTTGGTAGATACACTCGTAGCTAGTGGTTGCAGTATCAAAGAAGCTAGTGTTAAGGCTGGATATTCAACGAAAGACGGAGGTAGAGTACAGGCTTCACGAACACTACGATCTGCAAAGGTACAAAGGTACATGATGGATCAGTGTGCGAAAACGCTTGGTCTAGGAGCTGTGGTAGCTAGCAACAAGCTCGTCCATCTGGCTGGTAGTGCAAAGTCAGAGTACGTCCAGTTGGAAGCATCAAGAGATGTACTGGATAGGGTTGGGTTACGTACCCCAGACAAGGTGCAACACAGTGTTGATGGACAGCTGAAGATCAACATTGATTTGACGTAGTATAATCCCAATGTGACCAAGCTTAGTTCACAACGAAGGGGTGGGGGTTTAAAAACCAGTGACCTTCGGTAGTGAAAGGACTTAAACAAACTACAGATGTCAAAAAGGTACTTCAACATAGTAGAAATCCTTAACTGGTCTCACGAAAAGACAAAGGTTAATCGAGTTTGTTATAAGGAAGATTGTAAAGAATGGGGAGTATTAGGTGTTAGAGAGAATAGTTTATATTTTTTTTGCTGTAATAAGCATTTTAAAGAAGAAAAAGAAGCCAATTCAAGACGAACATGAAATTTTTTTAGGTTCAGATAGGTATTAATTGTCAAGGCACAGTTTATGTGAATTGTTTTTATTATAGATACTAGTATATGCTACCTAGTTCAAATTAACTTGCAGTTTAGTTATAATTAATATAGGAAGGAATGATGTCTATGACACCAACAGAAAGAAAACTCTCTGATGTTCGTAAAGAAGTCAAGGATTTAAAGAAAGATAACATTGAACTTAAACTACAAGTACAATTTCTTACAGATAGATTAGATCAAAGAACAGATAAAGTCTTTAATCTACAAACTAAACTGTTAAATACTTCAGTAGANCAATTTATTAAGTTNAAAGAAACTCTNACAAATAATATAACGAAAGGAAATATATAGTATGTATGGATCAAAAAAACCAATGATGAAAGCCAAGCCAATGAAGGCTGGTAAGAAAGAAGTAACTAAAAAAGCTATGCCTAAGAAAGCTAAAAAGAAATAATGGGTAAAGGAGTTAAACATTTTTTTAAAAATGGTACTCAACACAAAGGTACAATGCATAAAATGCCTAATGGTTCTATGCATAGTGGTAAAACACATAGTCCAAGTAGTAAACCAGTAGTACATTTTAAAGATCTTAGTGCTACTGCTAAGAAAAAAGCTAAGTCTTAATGGCTAGTAAAGTAAATCAGGCTGGTAACTATACCAAACCAACTATGCGTAAAAGATTATTTAACAGTATTAAGTCTAGTTCTGTACAAGGAACTGCATCTGGTAAATGGTCAGCAAGAAAAGCACAACTTCTTGCTAAGAGATATAAAGCGGCTGGTGGTGGCTATAAGTAATGGCATTAGCCAAAAGTCAAAGAAGCTTAAAAGCATGGAGTAATCAGAAGTGGACTACTAAATCTGGTAAACCATCTTCTGAAACTGGTGAAAGATACCTTCCTAAGAAAGCTATACAGAGTTTGACTTCAGCAGAATATGCAGCCACTACCAAAGCTAAAAGAAAAGCTAAAGCTAAAGGCAAACAAGTATCTAAACAGCCAAAAAAAATTGCAAAGAAAACTAAAGCCTATAGGCAATTTAGTTAATGGTTGCTAAAAAATATCAAAACCCTAGTGGTGGTTTAAATGCTGCTGGTAGAGCATACTTTAAAAACAAAGATGGTTCTAATCTCAAAGCACCAGCACCAAATCCTAAAAGTAAAAAAGCAAAAGGTAGAAAAAAAAGTTTTTGTGCTAGAATGGGTGGAGTTAAAGGACCAATGAAGAAGCCTGATGGTTCTCCTACAAGGAAAGCATTGGCTTTAAGAAAGTGGAAATGTTAATGACAGAAATTATTAGACCACCTGACTTCGATCCTATTGACGCTCAAGTAGATCTTGAAGTAAGAAAACAATTTCCTCTATCTTATACAGATAGACAAAGATTAAGAAAGATAGTTAAAAAGGTACATCTAAAACATTACCTAAATCACACCTAACAGATAAAGAAGCTGATAAAATGATTGAAGCGTTAGGTCCAGCAACAAGAGAAAAGCTTATCGTGATGTATATTGAAAATGTTAAGTAATGGATTTCAGTTATAAACCAGATGGACAAACACTTAAAAGCTTTCTTAAATCAGATAACTTCTTCAGAGGACTTAGAGGTCCAGTTGGATCTGGCAAATCAGTTGCTTGTTGTATTGAGTTATTTAGAAGATCATTACAACAGCAAAAAGGTGTTGATGGACGAAGAAAGTCTCGCTGGGCTGTTATCAGAAATACGAACCCTCAATTAAAAACTACTACAATTAAAACATGGCTGGATTGGTTTCCAGAAAATACATTCGGACCATTCAGATGGTCAGTACCTTATACACATAACATAACTGTAGGTGATGCAGACATAGAAGTTATCTTCTTAGCTCTTGATAGACCTGAAGATGTTAAGAAGTTACTATCATTAGAGCTTACTGGTGTATGGGTTAATGAAGCTAGAGAGTTACCTAAGTCAATTATAGATGCTTGTACTATGCGTGTAGGCAGATATCCATCTATGCGTGATGGTGGTGCATCATGGTATGGTGTAATAGCAGATACCAACGCACCTGAAGAAGATCATTGGTGGGCAGTCATGGCTGGTGATGTACCAGTTCCAGATCACATATCAAGAGAAGAAGCATTGATGTTAGTCAAGCCTGACAACTGGAGTTTTCATACACAACCTCCAGCATTATTAGAAAAGAAAGATAATAAAGGTGAATTAGTTGGGTATGATCGTAATCCTTTATGTGAAAACAAAAAAAATATTACAGATCTTTACTATTCCAACATAGTCAAAGGTAAAACTAAAGGGTGGATTGATGTTTATGTTATGAATAAACTAGGTTCATTAGAAGAAGGTAAGCCTGTTTATGCTAGTTGGTCTGAAAAAATGCATCTAAGTCAAGAACTTATTACACCATTTCCTACACAAGTCTTTGTAGGTATTGACTTTGGACTAACACCAGCAGCAGTCTTTGCACAGAAACTTACTAGTGGTAGATGGATTATATTACAAGAACTTGTTTGTTTTGATATGGGTGTTGTTAGATTTACTGAATTATTAAAGCATGAAATAGCTAAAACATACAAAGGTCTACCTATAGATATCTATGGAGATCCAGCTGGAGACTTCAGAGTACAGACAGATGAAGCTACTCCGTTCCAAATTATGAAAGCACAGGGAGTTAGAGCTAGACCAGCTCCAAGTAATGACGTTTCTCTGCGTATAGAAGCTGTAGAGACAGCACTTGGTAGATTGGTAGAGGGAAAGTCTGGCTTTTTACTAAATTCAAACTGTGTGAATCTTAAAAAAGGTTTTAATGGAGGATATCACTACAGAAGAATACAAACTTCTGGTGATCGTTATGATGAAAAGCCTAATAAGAACAAATATTCTCATGTTCATGACGCATTACAGTATCTATTGATGGGTGCTGGAGAAGGTAAGCAATTAACAATAGGTAAAGCTAGTAATTCTAGTGTTGTTAAAACTAGAGGTTGGAATATATTTGATAATAAGAAAAAGAAAAAATCTATATGGCAAAACAAAATGAGTTTCTAGTTTACTTTGTTCATAATGAAGATGGACATTGGCAAACAAAGTATTTTAAAGAAGGATTTAAACATTGTGGGGTTATTAGTTATGATACAGATACCAAGCATTGGATCATTATAGAATATATCTTTGGGCAGATATTAGTGGAAACTATATCAGATGAACAAGCAGATGCTTTCTTTAGATTGGTAAGAATAAGAAAAGGATTAGTTCTTAAAGGAAAAAATACTTCAGAAATAACTGGATTTCCTAGCTTTATGGGTTCATGGATTAAAGAACATAGCTGTGTTAGTTATGTTCAGAGATTAATAGGATTAAATAAATGGTGGATCTTTTCACCTTATCAGTTATATTGTGCGTTGAAAAAACTTGGGTATAGTGAAATAGATTTATAAGGACGATTAACAATCATGGGTAGTATATTTGGATCAACAGCATATAAAGAAACTGAATCTGATAAAGCTTTACGAGAAGATCTTGAACGAAAGCGTAAAGAAGAAGCAGATGAAATTGCAAAACAAGAAGCTGACAGAAAAAAACAAAAAAAAAGATACGCAAAAGGATTGACTGGTCAAAGATCTTTGTTTAGTAAATCAGGTCAAAAAGGATTCTTCCAAGATGGGAAAGAGATTTCATGAGTGGTAAAGGTGGAACTAATACTGGTAAAAATAATAATGTACCTCCTTCATTAAGAGGAGAAACAGGTACACAAAAAAAAATTAGAATAGATAATGCTACTAATAAAGCAGCACTTGGTGCAGATGCATATGCAAGAAATGAATTAGGAATAGTAGAAGTTAAAGGTGGATTCCAAGATAGAAATGTAGTTGGGTATAAATCAACACAACAAAATCAAATGTACGGTGCAGACTATAATCAAAAAAGAGGTGAATATTTAAGTCAATTAGGTTTAGCTGTAGGTCGAGAAGCAACTGATGCTATGGGTAATAAAAGAACTGTTTACGATCCAAGAAATTCTGATGGTGTTTATACAAACATAAGTAGAAATGCTATGTCACAAGCAAGAGATATGGGAACTCCTTTATCAAAAGAAATGTATGCTTCACAACAAAAAATAAAATTAGCATTTGGTGCATTGGGAACTTTAATGAGTGGTATGCCAATGTTTTTTACAGCAGCATATTATCATCAAAGAAACCATATGCTGAAGCTGTAAGTGATTTCTATACCAAAGGACAAACTAAAAAAACTTCTACACAAACTAATAATAGAAATGATAGTGTTAATATAGCTGCTAGTGAAGGACAACAATCATCTTATTCGCAAACTACAGCAAAAACTAGAGTAAAAAATTTAGCTAGAACAACAGCTAGTGTTAATGCAGAAACCAAAAGAAGATTGTTAGCAACAAATAAAAGTCTCATAAAAGGAGATATGTAATAATGTATATTGAACCAGAACAAGATAATTCTTATGGAGGTACTGATAATAGAGTAGCTTCGTTCTTAAAAAAATACAAAGATGCAGAGTATATATTTGATAATTGGAAAGACAAATACGAAGAAGCTTATGAATATACAATGCCACAAAGAGAATCGTTTTATGAAGAAACGATTGGAGAAAGAAGAACAGATAAAATTTTTGATGAAACTGCTGTAGTAGGAATACAAGAATTTGCATCAAGACTACAAGCTGGAATGGTTCCAACTTATGGTCGTTGGGCAAACTTTGAAGCTGGTTCTGAAATACCAGAAGAAGCAATACCTGAAGTCAATGAACAACTAGATGCTATTACTGAATATGTATTTGAGATACTAGGTGGTTCTAATTTTAATCAAGAAGTACATGAATCCTTTATGGACTTAGCTATTGGTACTGCTGTTTTATTAGTAGAAGAAGGAGATAGTTTAAATCCAATTAACTTTCAAGCTATTCCATTACCAAGAGTAATGCTTAACAATGGACCAAATAATAAAGTTGATACAATCTTCAGAACAAGATCAATGAATTATAATAGGATTTCTATTGCATATCCTAAAGCGACTATGTCGCCAGATATGATGAAGAAAATTGCAAAGATGGAGATAGTAAAACTAAAATAGTTGAAGGTGTATTTAAAGTATACGATAAACCAAATGAAGAAAGATATAAATACTGTGTAGTATGCATGGATATGCAAGAGATGATTTATGAAACTGAACTTGAAGGAGTTGGTTCTAACCCATATATAGTTTACAGATGGAATAAAGCATCAGGTGAAGTATGGGGTAGAGGTCCAGTATTTAATGCAATGGCTGCAATTAAAACTACAAACCTTACAGTAGAACTTATTTTACAAAATGCTCAAATGTCTATTAGTGGTATCTATACATTTGAAGATGATGGAGTTATTAACCCTGAAAATATTTCTTTAGTTCCGGGAAGTCTAATTCCTGTAGCACCAAATAGCAGAGGATTACAGGCACTTCCATCTGCTGGTAGATTTGATGTAGCTCAATTAGTCTTAGGAGATATGAGAGCAAATATTAAAAAAGCTTTATATATGGAAACATTAGGTAGACCTGAAGGTACACCAATGTCAGCTACTGAAGTAGCAGAAAGAATGTCTGATCTGTCAAGACAAATAGGATCATCATTTGGTAGATTACAATCAGAATTTGTAGCACCTTTACTAAGAAGAGTAATTAGAATTTTAACTAAGCAAGGTAAGATTAAAATACCTACAGTTAATAATAGAGAAGTTAAAGTTGTGTCTACTTCCCCATTATCACAAGCACAACACCAACAAGATATAGCTGATGTCATGAGATTCTCTGAAATACTTGGAACTACATTTGGTCCAGAAGTATTGAATATGGTTGTTAAACAAGATGAAGTAGCTAGATATTTAGTAGATAAAATGAATTTACCTGAAAAACTAGTTAGAACTAGTGAAGAACAACAAGAAATGGTTTCACAGTTGCAATTGCAACAACAACAAGCTAATATGTCACCAGATGAGTTGGCAGGACCTCAAGAACCAGAAATCCCACAAGGTTAATACTACTGAAATAGATCAGGTATTTACTTCTGTATTTAATCAGATAGATGGTAAAAAAGTTATTGAGTATTTAGAATCTATAACTATAAATAGTGTATGTTCTCCTCAAGCTACAGATTCAACTCTATGGCATTTAGAAGGACAAAGATATTTATTACACATTATTAAAAATAAAATAAAGAAGGGTACTAACAAATGAGTGAAGATCAATTAAACGAAACAACTGAAACAACAACAGAAGAAAATGAAATGCCTGAATATGTTCCAGAAAAATTTTGGAATAAAGACTTAAATGAAATTAATGTAGAAGAAATGGGTGCATCTTATAAAGCACTTGAAAAAAGATTAGGTCAAAGAACAGAAGAATTAGCTGGTACTATTAGAGAAGAAGTATTAGCAGACATTAAAGGTACTGCTCCTGAAGCTTATGAAATACAATTACCTGAATTACCTGAAGGTGTTAATATAGATGTTGATCCTGAACAACCATTACTACAATGGTGGGAACAAACAGCTAGATCAAAAGGATTAAGCAATGAAGATTTTAATAAAGGCATTGAAGCTTTTGTTAATAATGAAGTTGCAGCATTACCTGATAGAGATACACAAATAGGTCTTTTAGGTGAAAATGCTAATGTCAGAATTGAATCTGCTGACTTATGGGCAAAGAAAAATCTAAGTGAAAATAGTTATGAAGCTATTGTTAATTTAGCTAATACAGCTGATGGTGTAAAAGCTATAGAAGAAATAATGGCACTTAATAAAGATGCTCCTATACCTAGTACAGAAACAAAGATAGATGTAACACCGAGTGGTGATGATCTTAGAAGTATGATGAAAGATGAAAGGTATTGGAAAGATGGAGCAAAAGATCAAGCATATATCAAAAAAGTTACAGACTTATACCAAAAATACTATTCCCAATAAAAGAAAACTAAAGAAAGTAATAGTTTATTGGAGAGATGCTATAAGCCATGCTATATGGCTAGATCCTGATGAAGCTATAAAGTTTGTACCAGCAGTAAATATAACTGAAGGTTATTTATTGTGCAAAAATAATAATTCTTGTATCGTCTTTATGTCCTATAATGATACAGATATAGGCGATACAACTGTTATTCCTACAGAGAATATACAATCAATCAAATTTGTGCGTTGAATTATCTTTTGAAATAGTTATTAAATAAATTAATAAGACCTCGAATGGCATTAGGATCGCCCTGTATTGGATAACGATTGCTTCCAAAAGAGATAATCTTTTTTACTATTAATAACATAAACTCAAAGGAGAAAACATGAGTGCATCTATCGACCAAGCCTTTATCACACAGTTTGAAGCTGAAGTGCATATGGCTTACCAAAGACAAGGAAGCAAACTCAAAAATTTAATCCGTGTAGTTAATGGTGTATCAGGTGAATCTGTAAAGTTCCAAAAAGTTGGAACTGGAGAAGCAACAACTAAAGCGAGACACGCAGAGGTTGTAGCTATGAACATTTCTCATACAAATGTAACAGCTACTCTAGCAGATTACTATGCATCAGACTATGTAGATAAATTAGATGAGCTTAAGACAAACATCGACGAAAGATCAGTAATTGCGAATAACGCAGCTTACGCTTTAGGTCGTAAAACAGACAGTATTATTACAACAGCAATGGAATCAGCAACTAAGGTTGCTAACAATGCTGGTGCTAATGGTACTGGTTCACTAGCAACAGATATGAATGTAGCTAAATTCAAAGATATGCAAGCAAAATTTGGAACAGACAATGTTCCTGATGATGACCAAAGATACTGGGCAATTGGTCCAGAACAATGGGGTGATCTTCTTGCAGAGGATAACTGGTCTAACCTAGATTACATAGGTCCAGGGCAATTACCTTTCGCTGGTATGAACTATACTGCTAAGAGATTTTTAGGTTTCTTAACATTTGTTCATTCAGGTCTTGAGACTTCAGGTTCAACTGATAGACACACAATCGCATGGCACAAGTCATCTATGGGATTAGGTGTAGGTTCAGAAGTAAGAACAGAAGTAAATTACATTCCTGAAAAAGTAGCTAACTTATTAACTTCTTATTTATCAATGGGTTCAATCTTAATTGACACCAATGGTATTAAGATCCAGAAATGTGCAGAATAGGAGTTATATATGGCATATGCAATAAACAACCCTGTTAAAAAAGCAACTCAAATGGGTGATACTAATTCTTTATGGTATTACACAGATGGTGATGCGATTGGCACTATAGATAATGATGATTATTTTTTATTATCTTTTGCTGATCTAACTGCTGGAGATGTTATAATTGTAAATAGTGGTGGATCTAACGCTGTAGTAGATATCTTAATTGTATCTGCTTCAAGTGCTTCTACTGTTACAACTGTACTATTAGCTTAATTAACATTTAATATGTGGGGGGAGAAATCCCCCTACTAAACATAAAGGATAAAAAAAAATGGCAATAGGTTTAGCAGCTAAAGAATTAGCAAAAAAATTATTAAAAAATAAAAGTTTAAAAAAAGCAATTAATGTAACTACAAAACAAACTAATAAGTTAAAAGATACAGTAAAAGTAAGTACAAAAAAAATAACAAAAAAACCAGCTGTTAAAAAAGCTATTGCTAAAACAAAAGAAGTTTCTAAAAAAGCTGTTGATAAAACAAAAGAAGTAGCAAGTAAAGTTGCAGACAAAACTCCAGATAGTGTAAAAAAAGTTGCAAGTAAAACTGGTAGTGTTGCAAAAAAAGTTGGTAGTGTTGCATTAAAAACTGCTGGTGTTACTGGTGCTGGTATTGCTGGTCTTGGTGCAGTAAGTGGTGGTGCATTAGGAGGTATTGCTGGAGCAGTTGCTGGTAAAGCTATTAGAACTGGTGCTACTAAAATTAATAAACTAAGAGGTAAACCTAATAAGGTTGGATCAACTTTAAGAACTAAAGTAAATGAAACTAAAGATACTCTAACTGGTGCTGCTATTGGAGGAGTTGCTGGTGGTGTTGGTGCGTTAGTTGGTGCTGGTGCTTTAACTGCTTCTATATTAAAATCTTCTACACCCAAAGAATCATTGTATGATGTTAAAAAACAACCTGATGGAAATTTTGTAACTGCATTTAATGATGCTAATAAAAATAAAATTACTTCTTCTTCACAGTTAAGTTCAAAAGAAATGGGTATAGTTAGAGGAGCAATAGCTGGTTTAGATGCTATA